ACCGGTTTGAACGTGGACAAAGCCAGCATCTCCATTCGCATACAATATCCTCAAGCAATTATTGCTTGCATCATAAAAGAATTTTTTTATTTGCCATTTAGCCACATCAGTTCCATAACCAGGTGCGGCTCTGCTCTCATAGGTCGGTTGCCCATCTTCACGGATTAAGGTTGCACCGTCATCCCATAATATATTGCATACACATTCAGCCATTTTAGCCTCCTAATTTATGGTTAAGTCTCCTCAAGTGTAAACCATGCACGATATAACCTGTTGGCTTCCGTTGTTAATAATGGGTCTATAGAATCATAATTAAAATCCAGCATCACTACGGTATACCACTTATCACGTTCAAAGGTATTGTTAAAACGGAGTTCCTGATTACGACCATACTCAGTAATAATTAAATCCAATTGAGTTTTAGTAAGTTTTGCACATGTCACTTTCCATTGTCTGAAACTATCGTAATGTCCAAATCTTCGTTTACCATTAGACATAACTACTCGACTAATTTGTTTTACGATGCTTACAGGGAGAGAAATAGTCACATTTGGTATTGTATATTCTGAATCCTCTAAACCGAGTTTTATCGTTGACATTAGTATCCCCTTCTTGCTTTTTGCCTTTCTACAGCAGAGAAAATCTTTTCAGCCGCCTCATGAATCGTATAATCATCAAGCTTTTGAGCATAAATCTGTACTGTGTTATACATAACCGACTCACCTACTGCTCTTTTTTCTGCTCCCATTTCCCTCAAAGGTTGAATATTCATAGATTCTGGGAAGCCAATTGATGGTACAGATATTTTCGGTATTATCCACTCGCCCTTATGAACTAGGGCAAGCCCTGTTTTTGGAACAAGACCACCAAACTGATAATTACCTTCTGGTTCTGCTGGGACTTGCCCTCCACCGCCTGGCACCGGTTCTGCTATTATTCCCCCTTTACCCCATTCTCCTGGAAGAGCGTATTCCTTTGCTGCTTTATCGAAAGCTTTTTTCGCTTCTATAGCCGCCAATTCTGCCATTGTTTTGACATGCTTAGGGAAAAGCTTATCCAAAAGACTTACAGCTCCAATAAAGGCAGCGAATACCGCAGCCTCTATAGCCACCACACCCAAAGCAGAAGCGAATGATGATGTAAGGGACTTGCCTGCTGCTATTCCTGCATTCTTACCACAAAGTGCCGCTGCCGCTTTAACCTTTACACAATTCGCTGCCATTCCGGGAATTAATTCTGTTATCATGCTTTTTAAAATGCCACCAATAAATTTAGTTCCCCAGTCCGCAAGCATATTTTCGACAGCATTCCCAAAGATAGTTTTTATTTTATTCCATAACGACTCTTGTCTTTTAAGCTCATCCTCTTCAAATTTTATTTTTGCTGCTTCCTCATCAGCCATAATTTGTTCCCTTCCTTTTTCCGCATCAGCATTAATTTGATTTATGTCTGCTTGGTGTTGTCTTTCAAGATCCTCTAACATATCTTGCTTCTCATCCTCATCCATAATAGTGTTTTCGATAGCTTGTCTTTTCTGCTCATAAATGGCATCAATTGCAGTTATATTATTTTCTAAATTCTTATCTAAATTAGCTTCTGCATTTTCATAATAACTGTTATCAAATTCCTTCATCTGATACGTTATTTTTTCGGTGATTCCTAAAACATCAACCGCTAAATTAGACCAACCCCAAGCTAAATCAGCACAAAGATTGCTCATAAATGGATGAAGTTCGTCCCAAGTTTTTTCTGTAGACTTAACTATTTCTTTATCTAAAGCTAATTTTTTAGCTGCATAAGCCTCATCAAGTGCTCCTATGGCTTCATTATATAAATCATTATTCTTTATGCTATCATTTAAAATTTGTATTTCATTCTTATACCATTCATCAATCTTGAGCTTCTTGTAATCAAATTCTTCCATTGTAAGTTGATGAGAAATATCAGTATATTCACTAATCTTATCTTGTATTTCTTTATACTTTTCTTTGCTAACTTCAGCGAAATCAAAAAACCTGTCTTCCATTTCATCCGTTGCCTGCTCAACCACTCCAGACATATTACGGAAAGATGGGATTGCAGTCGTTGTGATAGAAGTCGATAATAATTTTATCTCATCTCTGGCCTCTTTGAGAGCCTTTGTATAATCTTCTAAACTAATTTCACCTTCCGAATATGCTTTGCTTAAATCGTCAACATAGCCTTCAAGCTCTTCAACTCTATCGCTTTTCTCTTTTATAGTTTTGAGGCCAATAGTCTTTATGTAATCAATCCAGGTTTTAGTCTCTTTTGCTGCTTCTTTGGTTGATTTTCCATGATCCTCTATTGCCTCAGCATCTTTTTTTATTACCTCTTTTTGTATTCCTAACAGTTTATTAAGAAATTCAGATGCTTTTGAAAAACCCTCTGTTTCTTTTACTGCGTCCCAAACCTTTTTGCCGTATTCTGCATGTTCTTTATTCAGCTTTTCTATTTCCTCTCTCATTTTCCTGGCAACAATCTCTGAATTACTGACTCCTGTTGAGAATTTACGAAAAGTTTCATCCAGGCTCCAAAGTGTTTTTTTGAACCAAGATATTTTTTCGCCTGATTTTTCTGAAAATTCACTTATCGTTGCAGTTAAACTTTTGAAATGTTTGTTTGCTTTTATTATTTCAATAGTAACAAAAGCTAGTCCAGTAATCACTAAGCCAATAGGACTTGTCAGGGCTATAAGGGCTAATTTGATTTTAGGCAGAATAATCAATAATTTCCCAAAAATCAACAGAAGCGGACCCACCACGGCAGCCAAACCAGCAATTTTTACGGCAGTCTTTTTCGTTCCCTCCGAAAGATTGTTAAACCAGTCAACCGCTGGCTTGAGTTGATTCTCAATCAACTCCCTGAGAACAGGAATGAGAATCTTTGATATCTGAATAGCAGATTCCGTAAGTTTTGATGTAAGGATTTTCCACTGACCGGATAGCGTGTCCAACTGCTTCTGCATCATCTCGGAGGCGGCTTGAGTATCAGTGATTTTGTCTCTGAATTCAGTAAAAGCAACTGACCCCTGCTTAAGCACTTTCAGCATGTTTGGCCCGGCACGAACACCAAATATGGCGATTGCCTGAGCCAGAGTCATTGATTTGCTGCTCAAGACCTCGATAATTTCCCCCAAGCTTTTTGTCTCTGGATTCACATCGGCCATAGTCAAACCCAGTTCCTTGAGGGCTTTTCGAGTCTTGGGAGTCCCGGCTGCAAGTTGAGAAAATGACATCCTGAGAGCTGTTCCGGCCATTGATGCAGAAATTCCTATATCATAAAACTCCGATAGAACGGCGGTTGTGTCTTCTATAGACCAACCCATCGAATCGGCCATTGGACCGATATACTTCAATGATTCCTTTAGCCTGTCCAATGTAGCTTGTGAACCACTAATCGCCGCCGCAAAGACATTTGAAACCCTTCCCGCATCGCTTGCCTGCAACCCATATTGTTTGAGTGTAGTAATGACGGCTTCGGTCGCAAAAGCCAAATCGGATTGAGTTGCTGCCGCTAAAGCCAGAGTCGGCTCTAAGGCGTCGGTCATCTGTTCAATTTTCCAGCCGGCACTGGCCATCCAGTACATGGCATCAGCGGCTTGTTTGGCTGAAAAAATTGTTTTCTCACCCATTGTCCGGGCAAGATCCTCCATCTGTTTCTTGACTTTTTCGCTCTCTGCACCCGTAACGGCAAAGGCATTAGTTATACTCTGCTCAAAATCAGCACCCACTTTTACGGCGGCAGCACCCAGGGCAAGAATCGGCAAAGTGACCATCATTGTCATTTTTTTGCCGATGGCGGTGAATCTCTTGCCGACTTTCACCATAGCCCGCTCCGCATCAGACATGCCCTTATTGAAGCGGTCTAGTTTTGTGTCAATAACAATAAAGAGTTCGCCTACCTTCATTTTATTTTCTTCCTTTTCTCTTGCAAAGCCTTATAATCCTCTTCGTCAAAAATCTTCACCTTGCCTTCCTTATCTGTCTTGAGAAGACCCCAGAATTTCTTCTTGTGAAACTGCAATCTTTCTTGTGTTCTCCTCTCCTTCTCTTCCGGACTTAACGGCTTTAAGTCCTCTTTCTTTACCTCATCTTTGAAGCTAACCAATTCATTTGCACTGATATCACGCTTGTAAGTCTTGCCTGCCGTATTGATAATCCACGAGGCAATAAAAGCCACACGTCTCCATTCTTGCTTGTCTTTATCTCGTTCTCTTTCAAAATATGCCTCTGCTATATCGGCAAGCTCGACAGGCTTTAGCTTCCAGAACTCACAAGGCCGAAGCCCTATCTTCAACGCTAGGTTGTAACTTTTTTCGATGTAGTCTTTTTTGCTCCAGTCCTCTTCTTCTTCGACTTCGACCCTATCACTTTTTTTTTAGCCTCTTTAAAAAAGGTGCTCTGCATAAGCGCATCTACCAAATTCGCTCCTATTTTTTCCGGTTGCCTTACAATACAGTCATCCAATATCTTCCCTACCTCTTTGAGCGTGATGTCGGGAGTTTCATCAAGAAGCCCTGCCCAAATGAACCCACGCAATTCATAAAATGGAAGCATAATCCCTGCCTTCTCACCTTTCCTCATTGCGGCGAGGTTAACAAACTTTTGTAGGTCAAAAAATGAAATTCCGCATTCTCTCTGAAGTTCAGCAAAGGCATTGAAATCGAAGCAAAGCCGTCTCTGCTTGTCTAACTTTATCGGGATAGACTTAACTGGCATTGTTCAATCCTCCCCTCTCTTAGCTTGCAGAAAGAGCTAATGCGTCAGTCCCTTCAAGCGTGAAACTGAATACAGCGGCACCGGCATCTGGAGAAGGAAAGTCTAGACTTGTCAGAAAAGCTTTGCCTGTAGCCGTTACAGCACCATCGGCAAAAGTGAAAATAACGTCGATATAGAGAGTAGCTATAGAACCAGCATCACGCTTTTCCCAATGATCGAGAAGCACCTTTTTACCAATGTTTGCAACAAAATAATTTCCAGTACCAGTCATAGACCAATCTCTTGTTGAAGTGACCAACTGTCGCCAGTAAGCACTGTCCCTATTGGTCAGATCAACCACAGCCTGTCCGCAATGCAAGGAAAAATCTGTGCTTTCTGCGATTGCCGCACCCTCTACAACGAGAGTTGCTAAATGACCCGTCATTCCTGTTGAAATAGCCATTTTTACCTCCTAAAAATTTTTATTGATTTCAGGAGGCAAGGCAGGTAAAATGAAAAAGGCTCTTACCCAAATCGAGGTTACCTTACAGTGCCTCCTGAATTTTAGAGCCAGGGGGAGGGCGGCAGCCCTCCTCCAACCTCTTATTTATATAGTCATATATCCTCCATGATTTTATTAAGACGGACTCATGTCCTGTCTAAATCGTAAAATCCCATGTCTGAGTTCTAGTTCCGGATTCTCTGGATCAAGCATAATTTCCGTATAATCCAGATAAAAATGAATGGCATTATAGCCTGTTATAGATAATGTAGATGATGTCAATGCCTGAATTATATTGTTCTGCATATCAGCACATGCCTTATCACCCAACCCAGAGGTCTGATCCACCCAGCTGTCTATCTGGAAAGCATTATCCTCTCCCTCGGTATCCCTGGTTGTGAACTCTGCGGATCGCACTCCCATTAATTTGCCTATGACATGATATGGATATGCTGTATTTTTAGGCACATGATTGAAAAATGAATAGGTCAGCGTTAAGGCATGTGTCGTTAGTCGTAAGTAGACCGCTGTCATCAGTGCCGTAAATCCCAGTTTTCTTGTAGTCATT